TTAATTTTTCAATCTTCTCTTCCTTCTTATACTTGATCTGATTATTTTCGATATACTCAAATTCAGATAACTCAACTGTTTTGATTTTTCCGTTTTCTATCAGTTCATTTTCAGCTAAAGTGTATTTTCCAGCCTTGTAAAGTTCCTCTTTTGTCATTTCCCTTAATTTACCTTTTTCTAAAATCGGGTTGAGAAATTCGATTTCTGAAATAATATGATTTTCTTTATTGAAATCAGGAAAAAATAATTTTGGATCTTTTTCAAAATTTTCTAAACTTGAAATAACAGGTCTTCCAATTATTTCAAGGGTATCTTTACTATAAATATTTATTATCATTTTCCCTCCTATTTTTTATTATTTAGTTAAATAAGTGACATTGAAGTATAGAGCACCTTTAATGCTTTGGTGCCCGCGATAAATCACTCTGCCATCTGTTTCGAGTTGCACACCAGCATTTTCAGTCGTCCCCAACTGTCCGAGCGGGGCGACAGTGTAATGCAAAGGTCTAAATTTTTCGGGCAAATTAAAAAGCACTGTACCTGCAGTTACACCTTTCCAAGCGTCGTTACTGTCCATGGATAAAATGCACAAACGACCAATTTTAAATACTTTAGCTTGGGTCAAGTGTCCAAATATTATATGAGTTTCAATATTATATAAATTTTCTACTTTGTCTGAAATTGGCTTATTACTTATAGCTCTAAATTTAGAACTTTCGTTATAAGTCAGGTTAGTATTTTCTATACATTCGTAATAAAATTTTGTTACGCTATCAAAGTAAAATTTGCCTTTAACTTTGTTACCAGTATCTTGAATGTTTCCACCGAATTCTATCCCTAGAATTTCGGCTAAGCGGTTGCCTTCGAGAGCTGTACCTGCTGTTGTACCGTATTCTGCAATATTTATTACAATAAATTGAGTTCCGTTGAATACCAACTCATAAGTTTTGTTAGTTTTAAAATCCTCTGCCTCTATTTGTTTTAAAGTTCCGTTGTATTCTTTCAACAATGTGTAATCGATATTATTTAGTCTTAATTTTGTTGTTGCATTTGTGTTTTTAGTATCAACATTGATTCTTAATTTTAAGTCATTATTTACTCCAAATTCTGTTAATCCGTCTAAATTGCATACATAATAATCTATGTTTAAATTTGTTGTTTTATTAGCCTGTAATGTATGCACATTTCCAAGTTGTAAACCGTTGTATATTTCTTCTGTTTCAGGTGTACCTGGTTCTCTTACATTTCCAAAAGCCGGAGTTATACTCTTTATTTTAGTATCTCCCCTGTTTGTTTCTTCGATTTTGTAGTGTGTGCCAAACTCAACTTGTTGTGCCTTAAATTTTGTCAATTTAGCCATTATTACCTCCTATTTTAAATTGATTATATTTTCCTCTCCTATATCAAATTGTCCTAAATTATTTCGTCCAAACCGTCCGAATCTTGAATATGCAAAATTGCAAACTGGATTTTTTTTGACTTCGTTTTTAATTACACTTTGTCCTAAAGTTTTGCTTCCAAATCTCATTCCAACTACATAATTATCCAAGCATTTATGTGTATTTACCTTTACTCCTCCGCCTACAATATCATTCAAATCTAATTCATCAATTAAAGAATAATCATAATCTTTGTTGCTTATAAATTTGACATCATATTGTGCTGGCTCGTTGTTTTTATTTAATTCAATTGCTGGGGTTAATCCTGTAAACATTTCTCCGATATTGCTTATTGTTTCCAAGTTTGGAACTAATTTATACTTTCTCATAGCCAGTTTGATTCTGTTCCTGTACCTGTCGTCAACTTGCCCATTCCTAGAAACGTCAAATTTTTCTCCCAAATCATCAAGAAATTCACCATTTGCATAGTCTATTAAGTGTTGTTTTTCAATCGAATTATAAACCTTGTCAATTTCGTCAAATAATTTAGATACCGCCGTATAAAGAGATTTTACATTTTGGTTTTTTTTTAACCACCAGGGGCATTTAGACATTAAATAATCATAATTATTCTGCATATTCAGCCACCTCATTAAAACCTAATTTCAATACTTTTTGATAATTATTTCCCGGTGTTTCTTTTAACTTAAAAGCAACATCTACATTTAAAAGCTTTTCTGCGGAGTATACTGTTCTTATAAATTCGCTTTCACATTTATAACTTGTGATATATTCCCCTACTTTTACAGATTTAATATATTCTTTTACAATGTCTCTCAAATTTTCTTCAAGAATATTTACCCCATCAGCTTTTTGGAATTCGATTTTTACTTGCACTTCTCTATTTTTTGGTCTGTAAAATCTTATTTCCCTGTCTATTCCTTGATTATCTTTGACAGTTACAACTGTGTCGCCATTCATTTGGATAGCCTGATCTTTTTTCTTCCATATTGCTTTTGCTATATCTTCATTTCTTCCGCCATCTACTATTAAAACAATTGATTTTGGTTCTAATCCCTTGCTGTCAACTGTCATAGTTTTATTTTCATCAGCATAAACGGATTTAACACCTTCCTGTTTTAAGACTTCCGCTCTAATTCCGTCCAAATTCCATTCACTTTCGTTTCTGCTTAAAAACCAACGTTCTATATAAGCGTTGTCTGTCTCCTGTTCCTGCCCTCCAGCTGCAACTTCATTTTGCTTAAAATCATAGACACCGTTAACCACTTTAACAAGCTTTATAATACTTCCTATTTCCTTGTTTCCTTGTTCTCCTGCAATATCACATTCAAATTTAAAAGTAGTCTTATTATTCAATGTTCCGTTTTCTGAAAGCGTATATCTTGTTCCGTCATTTGCTTCGACGATTACATCCCCTGTTTCAAGAGAAACATTAAGTCCGCCAATTAATTCAATATTTACAGTTGCTTGACTCTCCTGTTTTCGTTTAAAGAAAAATGGACTATTTGCCAAATGTTCGTCTATTTCTATGCCTTCACAATTCAGTAAATTCATTTTTTCTGCCTGTATCTGTTGTCTTTCCATTTTTTCTCTTAAAAGCCTTGCAATTGGATACATCAGCATATACCAAGCACTCCGTTTATCGTTAGAAAAGTCGTCTTTTAGCAATGTTTTTAATTCGTTATTCAAGATGTTCATATTATCCTGTACTGTATTTACTGTTATTCTCGCCAACCAATTCCAACTCCTTTCATTAATGCCAATTCATTATTGTTAAAGATAAGCCCTATATTTACTTTTAAATGTCTGTTTTCGTATTCATAAGTTTCAACATAACATCTGCTTAAATAATCTCTAAAATTAGTCATTATTTTGTTTCTGATATGCTCTAGAACTTCATTTTCATTTCCATGTGTACCAAATAATTTTTCAAAATTTAATCCATATTTTATGTCATATTCAAGTTCTCCCTCACGAATGTGCAACATCAGTACGATTTGCTGTATAACTTCAAAATATTTTTCTTTTGCTCCAAAAAATTGTATATCTCCTTTTTCGACATACAATTCTCCAGTCGCGTTATTTAATTTTACATCCATAAATCACACTCCTATGGATGATCGTAAGGTATTCCACCCTTACTCACTCCACTTTCTGTATCAAGACTTTTTGCCTTAACATCTCCAACAGTCAACGTTCCTGAAATGTTTACATCTCCGCTTACTGTTAGGTTACCATTTAAAATCACATCTCCATCAATTTCAATGTTTTCAGGAATATTAACAGCTGTTGGATCAGTAGGAATTAAAATTGGTAAAGCAATAGCGTTTGTTAAATTATGCCTTTTGTTAGTATTCACTACGGTCGTTTCCTTAGTAATGTAACCGCTTATATCTCTACTGCAAATTAAGATAGGGATTTTATCGCCCATTTTGAAATTAATTTTGATATTGATATTTCTATTTCCTAACTGGCACATCGGAACATGTAATATCGGAGGCAATTTAACTTCTCTGAACTCTGCCAACGGCTCTACATCCACAAATCCATTAGGATGTATTTTTTTTATCTCTGCTATTAAAGAAGTGTCAATTTTGCCCAGCATTGCTTTTATGTATTCTTCCATTATCTTCTTCTACCTTTCCCTTTATTTCTTTTTACTTGCGTGGATTTTCCTTTTTTATTTTCCTTACTTTCAATTTTCTTGATTTCAGCATTATTTTTCTTAACATCGGATTCGTTATTAACAACTCTAACTTTCAAAGTCATTTTAAAATCACTTATGTCAGCAATTTCTACAATCTGACATATAGTAGATATTTCGTTGCTTATTAGTTCGATTAAATCGCCCTTTTTAAGATAATAAATTAACAAACATTTAACTTCGTAATCGTATTTTATTTCTTCCTTTTTTTCTTTTTTTTCAGATTTTTTAGATTGTTTGTTGTTCTTTGAATTTTTAGCTCCCTTTTTGTTATCTTTGTTCCCTTTGTTCGATTTTGGAGTACTATTTTTTATTTGATTTGCTTTTCCCTTTTGCTTTGCCACCTTTTTTACCCCCTTTTGCTAATTTTTTGCTACTTTTTTTAGACTTTTTGCCACCTTTTTTATTTGATTTACTTTCTTTTTTCTTTTCGACTTTGTAGCTTATTTCTTCAACATTTTGAGGTTTCGGCTCTTCTAAAAGTCCGCTTTGATAACTTAGTTTGATAACTTTTTCAGTATTGATTTCATTGTGGTAAATATAAATAAAGTCATTTTTTGTAGTCATCTGGCTATCGCAATCTTTCACAATTTGACCTATTTCATATAAACCACTTCCCAATATGCTTTCGCCAATGCTGTAAACTTTATCATTTTTAAGTTCACATTGCTTAACAGTAAATCCGCATTTATTAGCCAAATCATTAATTATTGTACTTGCTGTAGTGTTTGGGGCATAAGCAGCACTGACTAATTTTTTGAAGTCTGCTGGAACTTCACGGCATTTCAATTTCAAAGTTCCTTTTTCTACTTCTTTTCTAGTAATAATACCGCTTGCAACCTCTCCTATATCCGTACCATATCCAGCAACAAGCTTTATATTGTCCTTTAATTTAATTTTTGCAATTGTTGTATTTGTCAAGCCTTTTATTTCTATATCAAACTCATTCGGCTCTTCATCTACTGATTTATAAGTCCATTTTATTTCTACTCCGTTTATTATTGTCGGATCAGTTAAATTATAATCTTTCGGAAAAACAAAGTTTAAATCGCCATCATCCGTTTCAATCTTGATTTCAGTTCTTTCTAAAAACAATTTATTCAGCATCGTTCTCTTCCTCGTCATCTTCCATATCAAAATATTCTAAAAATACAGTTTCACAAAAATTTTCAAAAGTGATTGGAACTTCCTTTTTATCGAAGCTAAGAGGTACAATGTAACAATTCAGAAAATCATTATTAATATTTCCGTTTTCATCTTTTGTCACGAACCAGCCAACAGGTCTACCGTATACAAGTTTTTCGTTCTCGAGCAACATTTCACCATCTTCATTCATGATATCTAAATAAATTCGGTCGTTCGTCTTAAAATGCTTTATTCTAAGCAAATAAATTTCACTACCACTTTTGAATGTGAATACATAAGGGATTTTATTTTTATCTATTTCTATTCTCATTTCAAAAACCCCTTATACTCAATATCGCTCGTCTTAGTTCCAGCCACTCCTGTTTTTTGTTCCTCTTTCAATGTAGTTGATTCTGAACTTAAAACATCGCCTTTTCTCATCAGATAAGCAAATTCCAAGACTTCAAAATCAATTTCAAATTCTAATGCTGATTGTGTTTTGTAGCTTCTTGAAACTTTAGTTATAATCATATCCTCTATCGTTTCAACAGTTGAAATTGTACAAAGTGTTTTGTTTTGCCACAGTTCCACTATCTGTTCATAAACACTTTCAGCGTTTTTTGTTACCAAATTAGTTAAAATTACTGAAATGTTGTATTTTCTGTTACTATGGGAAACGTTGCTGCTTATTAATGTGCTATCCCTATCTTCGAGTGAGTGCGTTTTAACACTGCTTCCTCTCTCGTCGCTTTTAATTTGTACCCATTCAAGTGGAATATCATTAATTTTACATCTTTCAGCCTCTTCAAAAAGTGTATAGCCATATCTATCCTGGAAAAACTTATTAATTTCATTGGGATAGGCGAGAGCAATGCCATAAGCAGTTGCTCCAGCAGTTCCCAAAAAACTATTCAAGCCCATACTGTAAACTTTATTTTTTGCTCTCTCATAAGCCATTTTTCCTAAGAAATCGCCTTTTAATTTTTCCTTGCTGGCATTCAAATTGCTAAAGTCCATTGTCTAACCTCCCATTGCTATAAATTTCTCTTCAAAGAACTCTCTCAAGATTTCTTTAATTGTTCTTTTTAAATCTTTAGTATCTCCACCTGTATTTTCAATAACCACAGTTGGTGCAAATGTGTATTGATTATTTCCACCACTGCTTTTGCTTGAACCAGAACTTGATTTTTTGCTGTCAATTGATTTTTTAGAAGAATTTCCGAATTGGTCTCTCATCATTCTTCTTGTTGCTTCAGCAGTTGAAATTCTAGTACCTTGTGGCAAATTCATGGTCATCTCTTCATTAGCTAAGAACTGTTGTCCACTTGGCAACCTAATCATTTCTGCACCTTTTTCGGCTACTGTAACGGGTCCACCTTCCCATGATTTGTCTCCTATGTAACGTCCTTTTCCACCACCAAGAAATCCAAGCCAAGAAGGCGGTTTCACTTTAAACATTCCAGCAATTTTTCCAGCAATTTCACTTACTTTTCCAGCCAATCCGTCAAAGAAACCTTTGATTGCGTTAATTACTCCTTGAGCAACACTTTTAGCCTTATTGAATCCTTGAGTAAAAAATACCGCAACCTTATTAACAATTGCACCAATTGAATTTATCGCCCCTGAAATAACAGCCAATATTACTCCCATAACACTTGCAACTACTCCAATTATTGCTGAAAACACTCCAATTACAACTCCAGCCAGTCCAGCAAACACTCCAATCACTATTTGAACAACTGGAACTATTGCAGAAATTAATACAGCTCCTATTTGTAACACAATACTGATAATAGGCATTAAAGCTGTTCCAATTTGAATTGCCAAATTAACGATTACAGCAAGCGTTTGTAAGATTGGAGCGAATGTTGGTGCTAGCATAGTTACAATTTGCATAAATCCACTAAAAGCCATACTAAGCATGTTCCCAATACTTCCTAAATCAAGCGAACTCCAAAACGAGTTAAAGGCATTCATAATGTCTCCAAATATTTGACTTATTTGTCCAAAATTAATTCCGCTTATCATTTGCCCAACTACTCCTGCAACTTTTCCAGCAAGAGAAATAATGCCGTTTAATGCTCCTGCGATTCCATTTGTAAGTCCTTCTCCACCAATTCCGCTAAATGCTTGAGATATGGTTTGCCCTATGCCTTTTAAAGGTTCTAACAACGGAGCAAAATTTAATTTCCCAAAAATATTTAATATTCCGTCCAATGCTCCGTTAGCCATTCCAGCAAATCCAGTAAATGCCCCTTGTAAATCTTGAGCCATTTTTTGCCCCATAGGAGTATTTAACAACTGATTTACTTTAGTAAGTAATCCATCCATAGCTTGCTGTCCTGCGTTCTGTGCTTGTTGCCAAACTTTACCAAAAGTTAATGGCATTTGATTATATTTTGCTTCTATATCATCAGCACTTCCTAAAACAGCCTTTTTAATTACATCGGATGTAATTTTACCTTCTGAACCTAATTTTTTAAGCTGTGCCATAGACACTCCCATTGATTCCGCTATCTTTTGAGCCAATATTGGAGCATTTTCCATTACCGAACGGAACTCGTCGCCTTGCAACTTACCTGATGTCATAGCTTGATTCAACTGATACATTGCGGCACTAGCCTCTCCTGCCGAAGTTCCAGATACTTTAAATGCTTTGTCTAGTGTACTTGTAAATTTTACGGCTTCTGCATCATTAAACAATCCTTTTGTAAGCATTTTTAATTTAGCGATTGAATCAAGTTGTTGCCCATAATCTGCCCCACTCTGTTGAGACGCTACAAATGTTTTTTGTTTCAATCCAGCAACGTCATTTGTTACCATTCCAAGCCTTGAATTTCTTAATGAATTTTCATCAGATGCTTTGGCTATCCCTGCAAAGCTAAGTCCACCAGTAAGTCCACCAATCATACTGCTAATCATTCCAAATTTACTTAATTTTCTGAAAATACTGGAAATTTTATTTCCTATTTCTTTTAATTTAGATCCGAATTTCTTTAAGCTTTCTCCTTTAAATGCTTTTTTTATTTTGTCTCCTAGCTTTGGGAATAGATTTCCTAAAGAACTACCGATACCTCTCAAGCCGTTGAATTTATCACGGATTGAATCTAAGCCTGTAGCGGCTCTTTTACCAATTAAGGGTATTTTTTCAACTCCATTTATTAAACTATTAGTAAGATTTTCAAACTTAAAATTTTGGATTTTGCTTTGTAATTGCGATACGCTAGGAATCAAGCTAGCCATTTTTGATTTTAATTTTTCAAATCCCGAACCACCAACTTTATTTCCTAATTTTGATAATTTTTCTTCAACTTTAGTTGCAGCTGGCATTAAGGATTGCATTTTTGATTTTAATTTGTTCAAAGGACTGTCTTCAGATTTTATTTTCATCAATATTTCTAATTTGTTTCCACCAGCCATTTTATTTCTCCTCTCCCCTGAAATCCATTATTGCCCTGCACCATTGGAAAAACCTAACATTATCCATATCTAAGACAATGTTAGGGTCTTTTATTTCCTTTTTAACAATGAATTCCCATTTCATTTTAATCATAGGGTCTTCGTATTGCTCTTCTGCTATTTCAAGGTCATGTTTAATTTTCTCTTCTTGTTCTCTTTGGGCTTACCCATATAATCAATGATAGCCACAACTAATTCAAATAATGCTTCCTCGTCGTATTCAAAAAAATTAATTTTTCTAGCCTCATTCGGTTTTTCAACCATTTTAGGCAATACAGTTGCTGCAAACACTGTAACATCTTTATCTGTTAAAAATTTTGTTAGAGCATTTGTATAAATTTGGTAATTTTGTGGCTTAGTTAGTCTAAAATCAAACTCTTTTAAAGTTCCTTCTGCGTCCACATATATCTCTTGCCCCTTAATATTTAATCTTCCTAGATTGTCAATGAAAACGTTGTTTTCTTGTTCTTTTTCTTCTATTTTTTCGTTTGTTTTATTTTCCATTTCCTAATTCCTCCTATACTATTTCTTTATATTTTGCACATTGAACCGTATATTCAATAGTAACATCTTTAGTATTATTCTTTCTTTCTCCGCCTTTTTGAACTGATACACCTTCACCATTTCCAACAATTTTATTCATTCCCGAATTATCTATATATGTCAATGTTCCTAGCACACCTTTTGGATTTGCATTACATTTTGTTAAAAATATATCATCATCAGAACCCTTGATAGTTGTAATTTTTATTTCTCTTTTTGTTACTCTTGTTTGTATTGTAATAACATTCCCTTTTATGCCCGGATCACTTAATGTGTGCGAATCCTCTGTTGGATTATTTTCTATCTCAGTAGCTTCCTTAATTAAATATCCAATTCCTACTCCTGGAAAATTTATAATTAAATCTACTTGACTTAAATCAGATGATTTTTCTAAAAAATTATTTCCCATTTTCTACCTCCCTATGCCGTTAATGGTTCGTCGTGCCAAACCAAAGTAACTTCAATTTTTTCTATTTCTGTACTGATTGTAAAATCAATTTTTACATTTCTAAGTGTGCGATTGATGTAATCATCTACAGTCAACCCTGTTTGTGCAGAGGTATCCTCAATGCTTGGAACCGTAACCTTAAACAAATATTCACCACTATTATTTTTAGCAATAGCACCTTGTTTCCCCATTGCCAACATTACTCTATTCAATAATGCTTCAACTTTTGGAATACCTTCGCCGTCCATTGTTGTATTTTTTTCTTCAATTAACATTCTTGAAAGATTTGTTTCAATGTTATGCACGATAGCATCTATCTTAATTGTTTGGTCTGCATGTCTAACACCGTCAGCACACCAAGAGCCACTTGTCACTGCGTTATATCCAACAAAATTTCTAGTGTAGTTTATATTTCCTTCCTCGTTATCACTTTCTTCTGTCAAAGTTTTAGCTGACGGATCTACTCCTAATATTCTTCTATCGCTCCAACGTCCATTAATTCCTTGAGCGAATGTATAAGCTGGTAATCCAAATATATCCAAGTTTCCACCTTCGGCTTTTCCTGCCATAAAATATATTCTTACACTTTCTTTTAATTTGTTATTCTCGGCTGTTGAATTTGCTACAATTGCAAACTTAACATTTCTAGTTAACCATTTAGCCAATGCCTTTGTAAATTCTTCATCATAAAAATCTACAATCACACCGTAAAAATCGCCAGTTGGTAAACTATCTAAAAATTCTTCATTTGGTGTTGCTTTACTTGCACAATACCAAACATCTGGCTGAATAACATTGCCGTCACTATCTTCCTGTGATAAGAATGTTGCAACTCCCTTATACATTTTGGAATCTGCTCCGAAATCTTTTTTTACATCTTCCAACCTTGTATATTTTTTATAAGCCTTGTCTGCCTCTTTAGTTATAAATAAGACTTTCCCGAAATCTCCTAATAATAAAGGCTTTGTTGGTCTTATTACTGTTACTTTTATTTTCTTAGCCATTATTTACCTCCGTTCTTACTTCTACATCTTTTATTAAATCTCTTACTCTTTCGCTTGATTCTCGCCAGTTCATTTCTACGTCAAAACTAAATCTATAAATATACTGACTGCCCTCAAGGAAAGTTAAATCTTTTATTTCTATATCATCATCGCTTAACCCAAATCCATTCCTAACTAAGTCGTGTCTTTTCTTAAATACTATAACCTCAAGCAATTCACTAGCCATTTCTTCTGCTCTTGCCTGTGTTGGAGCATAAAAATCAAATTGCAAATAAGCAATAACTAATCTCAAAGCCTTTTCCTTAACCTGCGTATCTGTTGTTTCAATAGTTCTGTACGCACTGTATGCTGACTTGTTAAGGCTTATTGTGTGCATAACAGCACATTCTTTTGGTTTTTTTGCCACATAGTCATCACGAATAACTTGGAAATTTACGAAACTGGCTAACAATTTTCTTAATACTTCATTTTTCATTCTTGTACCCTTTCTATGTAGTAAACTCTCAATTCATCGTGTTTCATATAATTTTTTGCTGTTGTTACAATGTAATTATTTCCTTCGAACTCAATTGTATTTTTTAAGTCAATATCAATATAACAGTATATTTTTTTAGTGTCTAAAGTCACTTGTATTCCTTGTTCTATAAGCATACTTATGTCCTGCCTATTAAGATTAAATACAGCTCCCTCAAACTCCTTACTTTCATCAACTTGAACTAGTTCTGAATTAATCCATTCGCTAGTTTTCTTTGATACTTTACATTTACTAAAAAATCTTTTTGGAATAAATGTTTTATGTGTCATTTTATACACCTACAATCTCATAATCTATTGAATGAAATAAAGAATGTGTATCAATAAGTGGCGTGCTTTGTCCCTTAGCTTTTACAGTTTTGGAGTCGTTTGGTGCAAAATTACCACTCATTATTGTTTTCTTTATTTTCTGAACTACAAAAGTTCCTAAATTTTCATAAGCTTGTTGTCCTGTCATTCCGCCTTGAATAACTTGTTCAACTTGCTTTTTTATATATTCTTTTATTTCATTTTGTGCTTTATCAGTACCTACCGACAATCTAAAAAAAGGTCTAGCGGGCATTTTGCTTGTTCCATATTCGTTGAATATTGCATACTCTTGAACATCCGTATTACTTTTCAAACTTCCACCACTCCAAAGCACTCCAACTTTGACAGCGTGAGAACTCAAATATTTCAGTTCCTTATCAAGTTTTTCTAACGCTTCTAATTCATATACAATTTCAGCCATATATTCGCCTCACAATACTTTCAATTTTTTCTCTCTTGTTGCTTGCAAAATCCACAAATGAATAAGAAATATCGTCAATCTTATAAGTTTTGTACTTGCTTGCTTCTTCGTCCATACTGTTTATAAAATCATTTACAAGCATACATATTTCGTATTTTAACCAATCAGGCAAATCATCGTATCCAGCCTTATAAGTTACTTCAATTTCTTTTTCTTTTGTATTGCAAGGACAACTACTAAAATTAACAAACTCAATATAATTCCCACGACTTTTATATTCATCATCAGAATTAATACTTACAATTTCGGCAACTGGACGTTTATTTAAGTAAATTCGCTTATTATAATCATAATCCTCTATAAGTGTTTCAACTTCCAATTTATATCCAGTTATATTTTCAATCTGACTAATTGCAACGCTAAGCAAGGTTTCAACCTTAGCCAATTCTTCATCAGCTAAGGTCTTGCCTGTTATCCTTTTATAGTCTTCAACAGTAATAAGCATTCAAAACCACCTCTATTTTACTTTTAATACAGAGAATGCTTTAGGTCTAATTACTCCTCCACCTATTCTTATTCTTGTGTAGTATTCAGTTATTCTCTCATTTACTTTTCTGTTCAGTTCTTGTTCAAATCCCTTTTTTTGATAATAAGCATAACCTTTTCCGAAATCACAGAATACTGCTGGATATTTACCTGTGTCTATGTCTTCTAAAAATTCTTCGACATATACTGGATAACCATTAAATTTCATTGTTGCACCTTCAAGAATATTCATCCACAAATATCTACCGTCGCCGTCTTTCCATAACTTCATCTCTTCATAAAGTTTAGGTGAAACATAGTAAGCTGATCCTTTTCTATAACTTGCTTTCATTCCTGTTTCTAGTTTTACTAAGTCATCAGCTGTTACTTTTTTTGTTGTCGCTGTTGTAACGGCTGCACCAGTTACCGTTGTGTTTGTTAAAAATCCCTCAATAAATTGTTCTGTTGAAGCATTATATGCCCCTTTTACAGTTAATTCAGATAATGTTTGTCCGAACTCTTCTGATATTGCTTCTTTAAGTTCTCCAACCATATCAAATGCACTATCTTGTACAAGTTCATCAGTAATTGGGTATCTTACTTGTCTATATCCCGCTCTTAATTCGATGTGAGTATATCCAAGTGTACCGTCTTGAGTATTTCCTTGCCCTTCTTTTACAATTTGGTTAGCACCTGTAATTTCATTTCTAACTGGGATTTTAATATAATCTCCACTTCCTGTATAAAATTTACCTTTCATCAGAAAATTTGATGTTTCCTTTGTTTCTTTCAAAATCTCGTGCGACAAGATTGTCGGTATCAATACAGTTGCCTGTCCTGTGCCTATTGCAGCCTTTTCTAATCCCTCAATCTCTTTATTTCCAGTTCTTAAATATTTTTCAAACGCATCGTTTGCTTTTTTTTCTTCTGTTTCAGGACTAGGCACACCTTTTTTCATAACTTCGTCTAATGTTTCAGCCATTTTTCCAAGCTCTTCATTTGCTTTTTCAACTTTGCCTTCCAGCTCCTCATTTTTTTTCAATGCTGTTGCTAAATCTTCATTTGCTTTCTTAATATCATCCGTATTTTTATTCATTCCTTTTTCTATATCTTCAATATTTTTTGGCATATTATCATCTCCTTTATTTTTATTTATATTATTATCGCCTTTTACTGCTTGCACAGTCGCTCCAGGTACTGCACCTTTTAACACAATGCTACCTTCCACAACCTCAAACTCTTTAATAAACCTTACATCCATATCTCCTTTATCTGTATTGAATTTTCCAAAATCACGGCTTTTGATAAGTCCGCCTACAGACATTTGATAATTCGCACCTTTTTTCATCATTGAATATACTTTTTGAGCTTCTTTGTTAAGTGCATTTCCATTATCATCTGTGGATAAATCTAATTGTCCTATAAATTTAAGATTTCCTTGCTCATCTTGATGTAATTTCATTACTCCTAGTTCTCGTTCCCAATTGTGCATATGCAACAAGAAATAAGTTTTATCCTTATCTACTTTATCTAACGATTCCTTAGTAAATACATCGCTATAAGCATCTAAAACGCTATGTGTTACCAACTGCCCTTCGATTATCCCTTTTTCTGTTTCATTTTCCTGTTTCAAAGTTAAACCAACAGACATACTTTTTTCTAATTTTTCTGGCATTTTTACCTCCTTTATATTAATTCGCAATGACAATTTATAATCTCGCTCGCTGGTGCTCCCAACTGATGAGGATGTTTCAATCCGCAACTAAAAGTTTCGTTTGCTGGGATAGTTTCCTTATCACATTTTAAATGGCTTTCCCTATCAGTTTTTCCGCCACCAACATGCCACCAAGTCTTTTCCAGTCCTGCCTGTTCCAATCCATTGTGATACGTTGTTGTTGCAGTAGTGGCTGTTTCAGTTCTTGCAATAACCATTGCTCTTTTCTTTTCAATACCTTTTACTTTTTGAGTTATCTCTTTTGCGATATCTCTTATGTTTGTTCCGCTTTCCTGTCCACGTACTATGATTTTATTTAAAATATCTTTCGTGGTTTTAGTAATATTCGTTACCTTTTCAGCAATTACCTTTTTACTTAATGCTTTTAATGTTTTATTCTTAACTGCTGGAATTAATTTTTCATCAATGCCACGATGTGTAACAAGAAAATTAGACGTTTCACTTACTGTTTCAAGTATCCCTTTTTTCAATTCCTTGAATAATTGACTTGCAAATGTTTCCCAAGCAAATTCACTCAAAAACATCTGCTCATTTACATCAATTTCTCCACGTAATTGTTTGAAAACTAATCTTAATCTATTAAATTGCTTTAATATCAACCTGTTTCGCATTTTCAATTGCCTTTTTGCCAGTATCTTTTTTTGTGAGTTAGTCAGCTTAACTTTCTTCGTTTTCCGCTTCTTCTTTGCCATCATCTTCCTCCTCAACTGGTTTTACATCTTCGTATATTTCTTTTAATGGTGTCATTGATGTGCTGATTAAAATATCATCACCATTTTCAATTGGAGGATATTCAAGTTCAGCTCTTTTTTCGTTTATTGTCAAATAAGTGATATTGTTAAGCCTTTCCATTTTTGTATTTCTATCTTCTTTTAAAACTTCAATCTTTGAAGTATCGAAGTCAATACGTTCATTTACACCTAACTTATCTTTAAACATTCCATTCAAATATTCAGCAATTTGTTCAGCCATTGGAATTATATTTTCTGTATACAAGTCTTTTTTTGCTTCCTTGTAATTACTGAATTTTGAATTTGTTCTATCCCCTATAAGAATACTAGGCACATTTAATACGCTTGCTGTAATATTTCTGATTTCATCTAATGCATTCAGAAAATCAAATTCCTTTGGACTAAAATCCCCGGTTTTAATATCTATATCAGTTCCATCTATAATTAATGGCACACCTGTATTTTTTGCTCCCGATTTTGACTTTATATTGTCTTCAAGCTCTTTTCTTTTTCCTGGATTCAAAAAAGTTTTTACAAGTGCAATTATTTCCCTTTTCCCACCATTTTTTAATATTCCTACATTCCAAGCTGTAATATAACAGTAATAGGCGTGTAACATAGACAACGACTTTACTTTACTTATACCTGTTCCTGCTCCTGCGATGTTATCGTAAATATTAATACTTTTTATATACGTAAACTGTTTTAACATTTCGCCAGTATATTCATTCATACCAACTCTAATTCTTTTTATTCCGTTTAATACATTTGTATCATCGTATTCAACTGTGTATGTTCCACGTTTTAAAATAACGAGTTCTGATTTTGTGTATAAATCGTTTCTCATTATTAGTAACTCTCCATATATTATGTAATATAGAGCGAAATAATTAATAAACTGATCCGTATTCAATATATTTGATGGACTTCTGATTGTCCTATTGACAAAACTATCCTTAACTTCTGTTATATTATCTTTGTGTCCTTTTTTATATGTACTCCACACTAAGTTATTGATTGCTTCATTTATTCTAACAATCGCACTTGATGTAAACGGATTATCATATAATTCGTTCAAAAATTTCTCACTATCATTTTTATAAAAAGTATCAAATATCCTTCCGAACTCATTTATCGAAATTATTTGTTGCTTGCTCTTTCTAAAAAAATTAAATCCAAACAACTTATTCCTCCTTTCTCTTATAATAATCTTTATTTAAAATATATGGGGTGTATTCACTTATTCCGTATTTAATTGCATCAAAACTGTGCGGATCAATATTAAACGGTTTTTGTGTCTTAGGATTTTTAGCAATCAATCCGTCTTTGTTATAAAACCATTTCATTTCTGTTAGTTCCCTGTATGTGTTTGGACACACATTCTTATCAATAAATATATTTCTGAATGATTGGATTTTCCTTACTCCTGCTTTACTCATATCAGTCGTTTTTTTTACCGAATTAATCAAAAGTCCATTCATATTGTAAAAAGTAATTGCTTTCGGCTCTGAACTATCAGCATATATTACTTCGCCTTCTGCTATCATTTTTTGTATAATTTCCATTTCTAACATTTCAGGATCTGTTAAATGATTATCGTAAAACTCTTCATAAATATACAAATCATTCAATTCTTCATCAATTACCATTCTGACTATTGCGTTATAGGAATGTTCGAAACCAAAGTCAAATCCAGCAAATCTATTCCATTTGCCTTCGATTATTTTTTCTATTCTGCTTTGCTCCATATTATGTAAATTTCTGAATAATGTATCCCCAGCACTTCCAAATCTTCCTAACGTCTTTATTGCTCTTAAATAATCATCTGTTTCAGTTTCCAAGTCTGCTATGAAGTTGTCGGGTAAAAATTTGTTATCTGTGTATACCGAATGATGTAAATATATATTTTCTGTAAATATACTTCCGTTTTTCAGTTGAGTTACGTCTTTTAACTTTATTATCCTTTTCTCATAAATATCATTTTCTTGCATATTAAATTTATTTAATAGTCCAACCAAATATTTATAAGTCCATACGCCATATTCGTTTGGATTTGTGGTTAAAATCATAATGTTGCGATTTTTGATACTTCTTAATCTACTTTTCAACTCTTTGAATGATTTAAAATCAATTTCATCGCATTCTTCAATCCAAATAGTGTCGATGTCTTTAATTGATTTAATTTTTCTTACATCATCTAATCCTCTAAAAATAAACTCGCTTCCAGTAGCAATACATTTAATACTAAGTGGACTTGTAGTTATATAAAAATATTGTTCCAATCCTAACGTTTCAATGGCACTTGTCAAATCGGCAAAACAACTCCCTCTCAAATTTTCTTTTACTTGTCTTACTACTAAGATTTTTCTTTTTTCTGTTGCTGATTTTATTATCAATTTAAAGGCTGCAACATAAGATTTTCCGCTTCCGTATCCACCAAGCATAAAATATATATGATTTTCGTTATCTTTTATTAAATCTTTGAAATGTTTATTTATTTTAGTCTTTATTCTCATACGTCTATCAGCTCAATTTCTATTTTGTTGTCAATCTTATCTATGTTAGTCTTAGATTTCTCGATTTCTAATTTCTCTCTTGATATTTCCTCTTCAGCAAGCTGTCTGTCAATTTCCAACACCTCATAAACAGTCAGCATTTTTCCAGTTCGCATTAAATCATTTCCCATTTTCTTTATAGTTATGTAAGCCTTGTCAATTATTTGAAGTCTTTTGGCATCTAACGTTTCATCTTTTGAGATTTCCTTAGCCATTCTTATTACCAAGTTGCGTTTTGAAATTTCAATATTTTTCAGCATATCGCCCATATCCGTATAAACTTTCTCGATTATTTCATCCAATTGTTTTTCTGTCTTTTCTAAGCGAAGTTGTCTTATACTTTTTTCTTTTCTTGAATATGTTCGTTCGCTTATGCCATTTTTCGCCATCACTTCTTCTCTTGGGACGTCGTTGAGAATATCCTTTTTTACTTGAATATCGCGTTCATTTATTCGTTCGCTGTTCGTTCGTTTTTTATTGCGAACGTTCATTTTGTTCTTTTTTAAATATTCGCTCTTCCAACGCCTCACAGTTCCCTCTGGAACACTATATTTATCAGCCAACTTCTTTAAAGTTCCTTTTGCAGCATTTTCTCCACCAAGTTCTTCCCATTCGTTCAGTAACAATTTTTTAGTCATATTTATTCCCTCAATTGTGGAAAATTATCATATATTAACTCAACAATTTCTTTTCTGCTTACATTCGGAGTTGACACTGCAACTTTAGATCTGTTCTTTAAATATTTTTCCAAGGCTGGTTTTAGATTAACTTTTTTCTTTAAGATTATTTTTATTTCTTTTGCACGAACTCTTTTATCTGTACTTTTCAGCAATCTTATTGTTCCAAATGCTATGAATCTGAAATCAGACTTTATATTTAACCAATCCAATTCCTGTTGTTTTGTAGTGTTCTTGGTTTTAGAAAATGTTAAAATTTCAGCATCTTTGATATTCTTTTCTTTTAATTTACCTTTTCTTTTTCGATAAATATTGAAACAGCATTTTAACTTGACTCCGCTGTATTTAACCGCTGGCAACATATATGATTTATACAGTTCTATATTTTCAAACTTATCTTTCTTATACATATCGCCTGGAAGTACAAATGCTACATAGTCAGAATGCTCCATACTTTTTTTTATAAACTCTGTATGCAAATTTCCACTGCTTCCGAAAGGTGGATTTCCAATTACAAGGCTGTTTTTCATATACGGAATATTCTGTTTAAGATAGTTGCCTTTTATGATATTTTCGCCTTGTGGCTCTATATCATATCCAATCGCACTTTTAGGGAGTCTTTTAAGAAATGCTCCAGCACCTGCACTTGGCTCTATAATCCTTGAGAATTCCTTTACAGACATCACATCTTTTTCCAAAACTTTAATAACTTTTTGCACAACCGAATCAGGAGTATAATATTTGTCATTATGTATCTTCGCCATCCATTACCTCCTTAAATTCGATCTTTTCAGCAATATGATTACAACAGGGACAAATTAGTTTAGTACGTTTGACTTCTGTGTTATCTGTATCTTCTTCTTCAATTTCTAGCTCTTCCATTTCCTCTTGCAAAATCTCATCAAGTTCAGACTGTTCAAAACCAAGTACACTTAAATCAAAATCATTTACTTCCAGCTTATTCAACTCGTACTGCAACTTTTCAATATCGAACTCTGTATTCATAGTTAATTTATTGTGAGCAATAGCATAAGCCACTTTTTGCTCCTCCGTTAAATGATTTAATCTAATTATTTCTATTTCTGTGTATCCAAGTTCTTTTAATGCCAAATATCTTCCATGTCCTTCGATTATTATGCCTTTTTCGTCAATCGCAATCGGATCATTGAATCCAAATTCTTGAATACTGTTTTTAATCTGTTCAATTTGCCATTCAGGATGTTCTTTTGCATTTCCGGAATATTCAATTATTTCGTTAATATTTATTTTTTCTATTTTCATTTTGCCCCTTTCTTTGATTTTTAGACAAAAAAAGAGCCACTAAACAAATAGACTATTTCTAATCTATCTATTCAGTGGCTCACACATCTGTGGTTTATTTGCCCCTATGATATTTTTTTGTTTTGTATTCTTTATCTTTTATTTCGCCTTTTTTTATATACAAAGTAATCTTAATATTGTCCTCAAAGGTTTTTGCTATTTTTAAGTCTTGTAATAAGTACAAAACTTCTTTATCCTTTAAAAGTTCATCAATATCTTCTTGTGTAAGTTCTTTTTTTGTGTTCAATTTTACCTCCTAATTATACCTTATTTTCTCAATATTTTCAAGCCTTTTAAAAATTTTTATACACTATCCTTTTATAATTTTTCTAAAAAAAATAAACATCTTTTCGTTGTCTTTTTCTTCTGGGTTCAAACAAGCGTATCCAACAAAAGCGTGTTCTAAAATTCTCACTACAAAAAATATCAAGAATGTTGTTATCCAAGGCAAAAAAGTCATTAGCCAGCTAATCTGAATCAGCCTAAACAGTTTTACAACTACTAAGAATATAGTTATATTTCCAATAATTCTGCTTATCGCTTTTTTTACAGTTATAACTTTTTTAGCCAACAGTTCCACTTCTTTATCCATTCTTATTCCTCCTCTGTTATCACAATCGCATTATCAATTGTAACTCTGCGATTGTTTTCGCTTATTAAGTTTAATGATATTCTACCGCTCTCATCCGAATCTCTTACCCTTATCAGCCCTTTGTATTCCTTTAACAATTTTCCGTCGAGAGTATAAATTTGTACTGTCCTTTTTAGCCCTTTCGTATCACTCTCCCAATCTTTTCGACTATCTTCCCATCTTGCACAGCTTCCTGTCAATCCTAAAATTATAATTCCTAATAATAATTTTTTCATTTTAACTCCCTTTCTTTTTTTATTTTAACCAAACTAAAACCAAATTATTGTGGTTGTGTCCTAAAAGTTCTTTCGCTTCCGACAATTTGTTTTCTAAAAGCTTTCTTTCTTTGTATAAATCAAATAGTCTGAAATCAATTATTACACATGAATTCGGATACTTCATTTCGTATTCTCTTTCTCTCTCTCTTCAATCCTGTAGTTGATTGCGTTCAACTTTTTTCGGAGAATAAATATTTCGTTTTCTAAAAAATCTTCTTTTTCCATTTTTATAACCTTTCTCTAATTCAATCGACTTTTCACGACTAATCTTTTTTGCTGTAAACACTTCGTTTGTTTGTATTATCTCAGCCAAAACGACTTTCTGCGACTGAACTTTATTTTTCTGTAAATCCTTTAAAATGCCCTTTATATATTTTCTTCAATTCCTTAACTTCTTCCTCAGTCTTTATTTCAAAAGGCTCTATATTCAGCTCTTTCAGTTTTTCCATTAATTTGTTTCTACCTCCACCAACTCCATGATCCACTCCTATATGCCACTCTGCTGACAAAGGCAAATAACTATTCCCTATCCCTTTGTCATATTTGTAGCCTCCTAATGCTCCAGCACTTTTTGAAATATGTGCTAATTGTGCATTTGGCTTTCCTGTAATAACACATATTTTCTTTTTCAACATCCAGTATACCCAGTTCCTGTTTTCCTGTTGTCTGTATAGTTCGTGTATTTCCTGCCACATATCAATATCGTTCTGCAAAAAATAGTCAAACAAGAAATTAGTAAATGCCACGGCTTCGGTATTACTCATTAATTTAAGTGCCAAGCTAAAAGTATCATTCAGTTTGATAAACAACATTTGAATCTCATCAGTTACAAAATCCATTAAATCGTTTGTGATTATATTGATTTTGCTTTCTTTTGTGTAATTCTTGTCAATTATGTTTCCGATTCTGTCTTTCAGCTTGCTTTCCATATTTCTGAAAGGCTCATATTCCTTTATATTCTTTCCGCTGTGCCTGATGTAAAGTTTTTTCAAGTCTTCCTTCGCCTTGTAAAGAAAATAATCAGAAATGGCAGGCTTTTGCTTGCTAGTCTGCCAATTTATATCTACACCTTTCAGCTTGTAAGCATAGCAGTCTATAAACCAGTAAATCAGTTTTTGGTTTTCTCTCGACATTCTTTTAGCCATTTCTTTTTAGCCTTCCTTTTCTTTATAAATTTAATACCCTTAAATAAATTGGCATTAAGTTTTGCAAACTCAAAATCACGGTTGTTCATTTCTGTATTACATAATATCTTTTCTTTTATTCTTTTGAATGTTTTCTCTTGTTCATGCATTAGTTAAGTCCTTTCTGAATATTCTTAATAATTTCATCTATATCAGTTTCATATAGTTTCAGGGCTATATTATACAAATTATCTAAATGTCCAAATTTAACTGCATAATCTAGCACACTTTTACATTTATCTCTACTCTTGATTTGCTTCAAATCATACCCTTTTCGCCTAGCTTTCAAATCTATACCGTACGTTTCTCTAAAGACTATATATAGTTCATTCCACCTGCTACTAAAATTGCTTCCTTTGTGTTTCACAACTCTATTCAATATCTTTTGCTTCTGATAAACATCTATATTTTCTGTTACTCCTGCAACAATTTCTTTTTGATAAGCTAGCTCCATTCTTATATCTTGAATTTCTTTTTTATAATTCTCAATCATTCTACCTTGAATCTGATTTGCTTTCATCAAAATCATTTCAGGGCTATTCCACTTGTTTTCGCAATCAATGAAATATTTTCTTAGCACTCTTCCTTTTTCATTGTTCTCAATCATAGTTAACTCTTTTGCCATATTTATTTTCAAAAGATGGTCTATATACTCACTTGCATTGCCTTGAGCTGTTACTTTTTTTTGAGTAATAGTTACAAAGTCAACATTTTCAATAAATCCGTATTCTTTTATCCGCTTGTTTATCCAATCGTTGTATCTAGTTTTCACTTCTAGGAATTTGTGTAGTTCCCTGCCACTAACAACTTGTTCATTGTTTTCATTTATTTCTATTCTTATCAATTCATTCATCAATATTCCTCCTATTTTATTCAATAAATTGTTTTAAATTGGGCCCAAAATAATTTTTCCCTTTCAATATTTTTCCGTCTTCCCTGAAAACTGCTTTTCCGTTTTCCAGCTTGCTCATATTGCTTCTGTGGACTTCTTCAAATGCGTCACAAAAAATTTTATCAAATTTATTCTTTTCAATCTTGGCCCATATTTTTTCAAATATCATATCCCCTTCAAAAAAGATATCTTTTACAACTGCATCTACATCTCCGTTGTTTTTTTCAAGTAAAGTTCCTAGATATATATAGTTCATATCACATACTGCATCCAGCATTTCAACTTTATCGTTTTTCGTTTCTGCTTTGATATATTCCTCGACTTCCTCTATAAACAGCTTGTTTCTTAAATTTACCCTTTCTAACATTTCAAGCAAGTTCATTTTTTCATAGCAGAAATATTTTTCTTGCCCAAATGCAATATAAAATTCTTTTACTAATCCAACTAATTTATTCCATTGTTCCATTAAATTCCCTCCTATAAAATTTCTATTCTTACCCCTGCATTTTCCTTATCCACTTCATATCCTAGAAATACAGGTATTATGTTTTCCATATTGTCATTCTCTATCCATTCGTTTTCCTGCATTAAGTCTAACGGAAGCTGCGCAACGTTCACATAGTCAAATGCCCTTTTACTGTTTCTTATGAAATAAAAACCAATCTTGTAAGGCTTTTCTTTGCCTTTTAACATTTCCCTGAACTTTATTCCTTCCTGCCACCATTCATCAGCTGTATTTTTCTTGTATTTCATTACAGTTTCTGAATTTATCAGCCTTTTTCCTGTCCAGCGTTTGCTGTTTTTGGAACTTGGCACATTTCCAGATATAAAAATTCTCATTCTTGCTTTTTTCTCCCTTCTTCCAACTTAAATTTATACAATTCATCAAATGAATATTCCAAAGCCTTTTGCAATTTATTTTGTGGAATCTCCCAATTAAATTGTTCTATGCTTTTGACTTTTCCACGATGTCTTTTTATGAATTTAAGCCATTCATTTTTGTCTGTTGTTTTTAGTTCGTTGTTGTCTATCTTTAAGCAAATTAACTTTATTTTCGTTTTGTTTCCTCCTGATTTTATGATTTCATAAACACGAGCCAATGTGTTTTAGCCCTTTTATTTCCAAAAAGTGGCTTATATTTTATTGTGGCCAAAATATCTTTTAATTTGATTTGCTCTTCATTCCATTTGTTTTTAATACCCTCATACATTCATTAAATCCTTGTTCTATGTCGTTTTTCCAAGTTTCAGAATTTAATTTTCCATATTTCTTGGCTATCCAAGATTTTTCTCCTGCTCTTACCAAATGTGGCGGATCAAATACAACTAGATAAAAACTTTCGTCTGGAAATGGTATTTGTCTAAAGTCGGCCACAATGTCAGGACTTATCTTCAAACTTCTTCCATCACATAGCGTGTCCTCAAATTCTCTTTTATCCATGTATACTGTGTTCTTGTTATTTTTGTCAAACCAGAACATTTTTGAACCGCAGCATACATCAAGTATTTTCTTTTCTATTTTTCTTCCCCTTTCATCTTAATTTTCAATATTTTCTCAATTTGCCTAATTCTCTTGTTGTTTCCCTCTATCTGAACACCATTTTGTCTTATTTTTTCCGTTATTTTCATTATTTTCCTATTCAGTATTGCGTTTACCTCTCTTAAACTGTCGTTCTCAACGCTCAGCCTGTCTTTTTCTCTTTTTAGATTTTGCATTTATCCTCCTAAAATATTTCTTCCTTGAATCCATGTTTCTTTAGCCATTTTCTCGAAAATTCTTTTTCTTCGTTTGTACAGTTTGGCAAATTACATATTCCTTTGTGTACCCCTGCCCAAAAAGCCAAGTTATTTCTCGGTATATTTTTGTTATGTTTATGCATAAATTCTTTTATTTTTTCTATATCGTAAGTTAATAACACCTTCTTTAATTCGTCTTGATAACTGTTCATCTATCCTCCTATCAGCATTTTGTTTTTCAACTCCGACAAATCAACTTTATTTTCAATCTGTGCTGTAATATTTTTATATTCAAGTCTTATGAAATTCATATTTTCTGTATTTCCGATTTTGGCTTCCTTGTAGCTAATCATTCTGGGTTTTGTTTGTCCGAATAATTGGCTTGTACCCCTGTAATAGTCAGACGTTTCGTAAGGACGTTCACAGAAGCCTTTGTATATTCCGTCAAATTCCCATTTCAGAAAACTGTCGAACTCGTCATCTTTCATAGAGCATAGCCTATTCCAGCCAGCATAATCTATTACTGCGTGTAGTCCCTTATCCTCGAAACACACCATACCTTTTCCGCCGTTTTTATTCAATGCTGTTTTTAGTAGTTTCTTTGCATAAAATACTTGCTGTTCCAAATCTGAGTCTTTAGCATATTTTAAAATTACTGGGACTTTTGGCATAAAATCACCCTCGTATTCCTTGACTATTCTGCCTATTGCATAGTTGAATTGCTCTATGCTAAGTTCAGCTAATCCCATAAAATAAATATTTACAAGCCCTTCCGTTACTCGTGTATTAGGATAATAGTCAAGTAACATTCCGAATCCTTCGTTAAATTCTTCCATAGTCATTAGTTTGCACCTCCGAAATATTTTTTAAGTCCTTCTGCTGTTACTTTTGGTCTTTTGTCTTTAGTGCCAGTTCCGAATCTTTGATTAGTGTGATCATTATTTTTTGTTTCCACGTTTATTTTATCGTCATAATTTCCCTCAAGAACTTTCAAAAGGTTGGATTTGTTAATAAGCCAGTCAAATGTTATTTGCCAATTATTTTTATTATCCCCTTGTAAAAATTTTGAGATATGGATTTTATCCATCGCCTGCAATAATTCTTCCACTGTATACTCATTAAGCAAAATTTTTATTGCCTTTTTTCTTTTGTCATTTATTTTTAACTTAACTCCTGACAAATTAAATTTATGTGCAATTTCTATCCATTTGTTTTTTATCTCTTCACACACGGAAGAAAAATTAATTTTTTCTTTTTCTACACTCTCTCTATCTCTTATAGAAGAATCTATTAAAGAAGAATCTGTTATAGAAGAATCTTTGTCTACCCATTTTGAGTAGCCCCCCTTATCATTTTGAGTACCCCCCCTATTCAATTTAGGTAGCCCCCCTACCTGTTTTGAGTAGCCCTCGTTGTCATTTTGAGCCGGGGTATCTTCTGTTTCGTATTCCAGTAATTCAGAAAATTTTGTTCCGAAAGAAATATACAGAAAAGTTCCTTTTTTACCTTTCTTTGAATTTTTAACCTGTTTTTTCAAAAATCCTTTTTCAACAAGTTCCCCCACTTTTCTTATAAATGTGCTTTTACTTCCGACAAGTGGTATCTGACTGTATAAATAATCATAAGTTATCCACATAAATTTATCTTTTTCCAACATTTTTTCTTTAGTTTCTTCGTTTTCAACTTCATATTCCAGAATCTGATATTCAATTTTAGATGAATTGCTTGAGTACATATCAGCAAACAGTCTTAAAATTAAACTGTCTGCCAAATCCAATCCGTTTTCTATCAATTTATCCTGTCTAAAGCCGTTTATCGTGTTTTTCATTTTCTACACCTCTTTACTTAATTTACTAAATTTGATATAATCAAATTATGAAATATTTGTATGCACTTCATTTGAAGTGCTTTTTTTATTTACTTTTTAATTTTCTTTTCTACTTTCAATTAAATTAGATAAATGTTTTATATTAAAGTTTGGAACAAAATTTCCACTCATTGTATTGTATGCCCAGTTTATCTCTTCCTGCGTATATCCCATTTTCCTTAATTCAAGAAAAGATCCGAGTAACAATGCAAAAGAATTTATTCCTTCTTCAAATTTTTTATTGTCCATTTACTACTCCCTTATTTTATTTTTACCTCCTTTTGAGTTATAATAATATCGCCAAATAAAATCAAATCCTCAAGAAAGGAGGTGTTATTATGTTTAAAGCTATCGTTTATGCGATTTCAAAAGTTAATGATTTTAAAGTTCTGTTACTTCCTAACGGAGAATTTGCTCCTATGGAAACTACTGAAAAATTACATTTAGAAGATGAAATCTTTATCCAAGATTTCGGTCTTGGCGGTGTAACTTTTGAGTATAATAACGAAATTTGTACAGGATTTATTGAAGATTTTTGTTCTTTGGAAATCGCATTGTCTTTTTTGAATTAGTTTTAATATGTGTCCTTACGATTCAATGCATCTAATAAAAGGACACATCTTCTATTTCTATTTCTAAAATCTTTCAATTCCATACATTTGTATAAATTTTTATAAAT